CAATCCTAACAGATCAGGCATGGACGCTGCTAAATCATTAGCACAAAGAGGACAGAAATTAAATGTAAAAGAAATTGCTGAATTTGTACATAGTTTTTATGATAAAGATTCAGGTACATTCCCTAAAGGCCCAGAAGGCGTTGCTACAATGGTAGGCAAGAAATTTGGCGAACAGGCAGAACATGTTGCTCGTAAATTTGTCGAAAGAATGGCACCACAACAACAAGCCCCAGAAATATCAGAATTGGCACGTATTAGAGAATTAGCAGGCTATTAAAGATTGTTCGTTGCAGTTAGAGTGGATTAAGCACTCGAAAGAAGGACACTACGGTGTCCTTTCTTTTTGGCAAAATAAAATTAAACTTTCTTGTCAACTAACCGTCTTACTAAAGCGTTATTATAGTATGTTAGGAGACAAACATTATGAAACGGATATTAGCAACACTGGTTGCTGGGATGATGTTAGTGACAATATCAAACCAAGCAAATGCGAACGGTTTTCATCATCATGGTTATCACAATCCTTACGGATGGGTAGCCCCGATTGTGATAGGAGGCGCAGTGGGATATGCTCTAGCAAGACCACAAACAGTAGTTGTTCAACAACCGCCAGTAGTGTATTACCCTAACCCCCAACCAACTGTACCATACGGTTATCATTATGAAAATATTCTTGATGCTAATTGTAATTGTTACAGATTGGTATTAGTTCAAAATTAACCTTAAAGGAAATCAAAATGAACAAACTTATCGCAATTTTAGCAGTAGCACTATCTACATCAGTTTTTGCAGCAGACCCAGCAGCTAACAAAGCAACTGAAGTCGCTAAAGCCGATGCAGCTAAGGCAGCAGTAGCTAAGAAAGAGGCAGCAAAGCCTGCAAAAAGTACTCCTGTCAAGGACGAAAAGGCAGCAGCACCAGCTGCTAAGCCAGCCTCAAAGTAAACCGTTAGAGGTAGACGATCAGGACGATAATTACGACGAAGACATTGATTTTTATGTCGCATATCGTCGTCCTGAACTAGTTAAAGTCCATTATAATTTATTAGACGATGACGAAGAATTACCAACACACATTACAGAGAGACTAGCTCAAATAAGAGCAATGGCACTGGAAAAATACAAAGAAGTCTGGGGTTGATTACTCCAGATTTTTTTTGGTAAGATAAATTAAAAAAATAGCAGATAATCATTGACCTTGCTAAATAAAAAGCGCATAATAAAACATGTGCATAAGGCATATAAACATTTTAGGCATAACATAGGAGGCATTTAAAATGGCTACATTAGCAGAAATTCGTGCGAAACTTCAAGAAGCACAAACAAAGTCCACAGGACAATCCACAGGCGGTGGAGACAACGCAATTTACCCACACTGGAATATGCAAGAAGGCAAAGAAGCCGTAGTACGTTTCTTACCAGATGGCAATCCAAACAATACGTTCTTTTGGGTAGAACGTGCAATGATCAAATTACCTTTCGCAGGCATCAAAGGCGAAACAGATTCTAAACCAGTTCAAGTACAAGTACCTTGCGTAGAAATGTACAACGATGGTTCTGTATGTCCAATCCTCAGCGAAGTGCGTGGTTGGTTTAAAGACAAATCATTAGAAGAAATGGGTCGTAAGTATTGGAAGAAACGTTCATACATTTTCCAAGGCTTCATTGTCGAAGATCCATTGAAAGAAGATAAGATCCCGGAAAATCCAATCCGTAGATTTATTATCGGCCCACAAATCTATCAAATTATCCGTTCAGCACTAATGGATCCAGAGTTAGAAGAATTGCCAACAGACTACCTAAAAGGTGTTGACTTCCGTATTGCTAAAACTAGCAAAGGTGGCTTCGCTGACTACAGCACATCTAAGTGGTCACGTCGTGAACGTGCATTGACTGATATCGAAACAGCCGCATTAGATTCTAATCAGTTGTTTAACTTGTCAGACTTCCTACCTAAGAAACCAACAGACGTTGAGTTGAAAGTTATGAAAGAAATGTTTGAAGCTTCTGTAGATGGCGAAGCATATGATCTCGAGCGTTGGGGTCAATACTTCAAGCCAGCAGGCCTAGGTTCAGCAACAGGCGACCCGCATCGTGCAACTGCCAATACATCTACTCCAGCTGCCAAAGCCAGTGAAGACTATGCAGATGACGAACCAACACCAGTAGCAAGTGCTCCGGCAGCAGCCGCAGCTCCAGCAGGTGATAACAGTCGTGCGCAAGACATCCTTGCCATGATTCGTAACCGTCAGAAGTAATTAGACTAAACATAGAGTGCGAGGCAACTCGCACTCTATTTCTCAACAGGGCAAAATAATATGGCAAAAGCATTTGATATTTCTAAATTTAGAAAATCAATTACTAAGAGTATCGAAGGTCTTAGTATTGGTTTTAATGATCCAACCGATTGGGTCAGTACAGGTAATTACGCATTAAATTATCTAATCAGCGGTGACTTTAACAAAGGTGTTCCACTAGGTAAAGTAACTGTGTTTGCAGGTGAGTCTGGCGCAGGCAAATCATATATTTGTTCAGGTAACCTTATTAAGGCAGCACAAGAACAAGGTATCTATCCTATCTTAATCGATAGCGAAAACGCACTTGATGAAAAATGGTTACACGCATTAGGAGTTGACACTAGCGAAGGTAAGTTGTTAAAACTTAACATGGCTATGATTGACGATGTTGCTAAAACTATCCATGAATTTATGGGCGAATATAAAGCAATGGCTGACGAAGACAAACCTAAAGTATTGTTTGTTATTGACTCGTTAGGTATGTTATTAACACCGACAGACGTTAATCAATTTGAAGCAGGTGATCTTAAAGGCGACATGGGTCGTAAACCTAAAGCACTAACCGCATTGGTTCGCAACTGTGTTAATATGTTTGGTGCTCACAATGTTGGTCTAGTAGCAACTAATCACACCTATGCAAGTCAAGACATGTTTGATCCAGATGACAAGATCAGTGGCGGTCAAGGTTTTATCTACGCTAGTTCTATTGTTGTAGCTATGCGTAAACTTAAACTTAAAACAGATGCCGATGGTAATAAGACTACGACAGTAAACGGTATCCGTGCTGCTTGTAAAATTATGAAAACACGTTATGCTAAACCGTTTGAGTCAGTACAGGTTGAGATTCCTTATGAAACAGGTATGAGTCCATATAGTGGATTAGTCGACTTGTTCGAAGCTAAAGGTATGCTCAAGAAAGAAGGAAACAGCCTAGTCTACACAACACAAGACGGTGAAATCATTAAACAGTTCCGCAAGGCATGGGAACGTAATGAGAAAGATGGCCTTACAGTCATGATGGAAGAAATTTCTAAACATGGAGAAAAAACGAGTTCTGAGATAACTAATAATGTTGAACCTCAATTGGAGAGCGAATAAATGAAAGACGACCTTATTGCAGATCTTTGGACATTAGTAGTAGAACATATCCCAGAGAAAAAACGTCAAGACGTAGCTGCTGACTTTGTTAATACTTTATTAGATTATGGTATTAAAGAAAGTGTATTAACTGGCCTAATGGGTGTGGATCCTTACTTAGATCAAGCCATCGAATATTCAACCGATGGCGAAGAGTATAGTGAGGAAGAAGCTGAAGAAGATGAATATTACGAAGATGAGGACTAATGAATTGGTACGATAAGGTTTCTAAGGATATTAGTAATATCCCCGATGCCGCAGCATATTATGAGAGCGAACTGATAGCAGCTAAAGCCGATGCTCGAGTCTCTGGCAACTTAGAAAGAGCGGCCGCTAATATGCCTGGTATTGTAGAAAATCGTTTTAACCAACTTCAAGAAATTGAAGCGATTCTAGAATATTTAAACATAGAATTGCGTAGATTACGTAGTCAACATTTCCGTAAATATCTTGAAAACTATCAACGAGCTTTATCTTCTAGAGACTGTGAAAAGTTCGTAGAAGGTGAAGCTGACGTTGTAGACTTTGAAAAAATTATCAACGAATTTGCCTTACTTAGAAATAAATGGTTAGGCATTATCAAAGCTCTTGACATTAAACAATGGCAAGTATCAAACATAGTAAAACTTAGAACTGCAGGTTTAGAAGACGCAACTCTATGAATATCTTAGTAACAGGTGGCCTAGGACTTATCGGCCATAACGTAGTTGAGAGACTGCAGGAACAAGGCCATATTGTATCGATCATGGATACACTAACTAATTATGGTATTATTCCGCAAGCCGAAATCGACTATCTAATAAATGAACGATCAAAGAAAATTGATTTAAGCGGGCATTATAATTACGACATTAGCGATGCCAAGTTAGTTGACCATGTGTTTAATATCGAACAACCAGAAATTGTTATTCATATGGCTAGCTTTCCAAGACAGAAAGTGGTCAATGCTAATCCTGCACAAGGTAGTCGTGTAATGAGCGAAGGGCTAATTAATTTACTAGAAGCCAGTAACAATTACGATGTACGTAAATTTATCTATATCAGTAGTTCAATGGTATATGGTGATTTTAAAGATGATGTAAAGGAAAATTATGATTGCAAACCACAAGGACAATATGGAATCCTCAAACTCGCAGGTGAATGGCTTGTCAAAGACTATTCTCGCCGCACTGCTCTTGCTTATACTATTATACGTCCTTCTGCTGTTTATGGTCCTCTCGACGTGGAAGACCGCGTCATCAGCAAGTTCATACTCAGAGCTATGCGCGGCGATACTCTTAAAGTCAATGGAGCTAGAGAAACCCTCGACTTTACCTACGTTGACGATGCCGCAGAAGGAATCGTTGCCGCTGCCCTCTCAGACAACACTGAAAACAAAACCTACAATATAACAAAATCGCACAGTCATACGTTGCTTGATGCTGCCAACCTAGCTGTAAAAATAGTAGGCAACGGTACCATCGAAGTAGCCGAACGTGACTTAGACTTTCCAAGCAGAGGTGCATTAAACATTGATGCAGCTAGAAAAGATTTTGGGTTTGATCCGAAGGTCGATGTGGAAGAAGGGTTTCGAATCTATTATAATTGGTTACTAAAATCTGAATATTGGAAAACTAACCTATAAGTGGGTTATCAGGCATTTCAACTTCAGTTGGCCATCCTTGATAGTGTACTGTCATTTCTTGAGCATCACCAGTTTCCCATTCAGGATATTTAAATTGTAACCAGGATACATGATGAGCCCACAATAATCTATTGGCAGGCTCTGTAGGATCTTGCCAGTTATCTAGGGTATTATCACAGGCTACCCAGGTTGGACA